CGGGGCTGGCTCTCCGTGGGTTTTCTTGGCCGGAGACGACGTTAGGTTTCGACCGGGCTGGTTAGATCAGGCGCAGGATGTGGCCCGCCGTTATAACGCTCAGGTTGTTGGCACTAACGATTTGGCTAATCCTCGGGTGATGCGTGGGGAGCACGCTACGCATATGTTGATTTCTCGGGCTTATGTGGATGAGTTTGGGGCGTCGTGGGATGGTGCGGGTGTGGTGTGCCATGAGGGGTATCGGCATTGGTTTGTGGATGATGAGATTGTGACTGTGGCTAAGAAACGTGGGGTGTTTCAGGTGGCGTTGGCGTCGGAGGTGGAGCATTTGCATCCGATGGTCGGCAAGGCTGACAACGATGACGTCTACGAGTTGGGGGCTAAGTTTTCGAAGCAGGACGAGCAGTTGTTTAAGTCTCGATTCAAAAAGTTTGCTGGCTAGTGTCTGTTGCTGTTGTTTCTAGTGTGTTTGGTGGCTATGACGAGCCGGTGTTTGTGGAGCAGTCGGTTGAGTGTTCGTATGTGATGGTGACCGATGGTGGCTGTTTGGTTCCTGACGGGTGGGATCACCGGGTGCTTGAGGGGGAGTTGCCGCCGAGGTTGATGGGGAAGTTTGCTAAGTGTCGGCCGTGGACTGTGGCTGAGGCTGATTTCTATGTGTGGTTGGATGGGTCTATCCAGCCGTCGTGGGATTCGGTGGAGTCGATGTTGGATTGTTTGACTGACGCTGATTGCGGTTTTTATGTTCATCCGGATAGGTCGACGATCACTTCTGAGGCTCGGGTGTCGGCACAGATGGAGAAGTATCGTGGTCAGGATGTGCGGGGGCAGGTGGCCGACTATCTAAGCAAGGGTCATCCTGATGATTGGGGTTTGTGGGCTGCCGGCCTGTTTATTGTTCGGGATACTCCGGCGGTGCGTCGGATGGGTGAACGCTGGTTGGAGGAGATCGTGAAGTGGTCTCATCAGGATCAGTTGTCTCTGCCGTTTGTGTTGCGTGAGCAGGGTTTGAGGCCGGCACCGTTGCATGGGAATTTGCGTGGGAATCCGTTGTTTAAGATTCGACGTCACTCTGATAGGACATGAGATGAGGTTCAGGTTGTGATGATTGAGCAGGAGTTTCTGCGTCGGTGTGCTGACGGGTCGGATATTCATGAGCATCTGCCTCGGTTGTATGAGGAGGCGTGCCGGCCTGGGGTGAAGGTCATCGAGTTGGGGGTGCGGTCGGGGAATTCGACGGCGGCCTTTCTGCGGGCCATCACCGAATATGGTGGCGAGTTGTGGTCGGTAGATATCGGCCGTTTCAGGTTGCCGGAAGAATGGTTTGCGGTTGAGGGCTGGCATCAGTTGATCGGTGATGACGTTGAGCTTGTCGACCAGCTGCCCGATGATGTTGACGTCCTGTTTATTGATACCTCTCACACTTACGAGCAGACATTGGCAGAGTTGAATGCTTATTGGGGGAAGGTGAAGCCGGGAGGGGTCATTATTTGCCACGACACCGAGTTAGAACATCCGGATGCCTCACCGCCTTCCGACCCCCCATACCCGGTCTCAGAAGCCATTAGAGCGTGGTCTGACGGCAAGTCTGTGACGATTGATTGGGTGTCGGGATGCTACGGTTTAGCAGTTATCTATGTGCCGACCTTGGTGAAGGTATAATCGGCTGAGACGATTGAGGTTTCAATGGCAAATCTGGCTTCTGCCGACGATGTAAAAGAGGCGTTGGGTATTCCCATCCCCGACGACGTTGATGACACCCGAATTGATTTGGCGTGTCTGGCGGCTACTCAGATGATCCAGCAGTATTGTCAACGGCAGTTCACGCCGGACGATACGGCGACAGCCAGGGTTTATGTTGCCGAGTCGTATGCTTTGACGTTTGTCGAGGATTTCTATACGACGTCGGGGCTGATTGTTCAGACTGATCCTGGGCGTAGCGGGACGTTCAGTCAAACGTGGTCGGCTTCGGATTACCAGTTGGAGCCGTTGAACGGCCAGAACTATGGGGAAGATTGGCCGTACCATACGATCCGGTCCATTGCCGGCCTGTATTTCCCGATGTATTACGGTGAGGCGTTGGTGCGGGTGACGGCTAAGTGGGGTTGGACGTCGGTGCCGTCTGCTGTGAAGCAGGCTGCGGTGTTGCAGGCGATCACCATTTTCAAGTCGAGTGATGCACCGTTTGGGGCGACACCGTTTGCCGATACGGGGATTTTGCGGTTGCGTTCGGCGTTGCATCCGACAGCTGCCGCTTTGGTGCAGAACTACCGGAAAGACCCTGTGGGTATTCTGTGAGCAATGTTGCTGGGGTCAGTGAGGTCTCAGAGGCCATTAGGACAGCCCTGAAGAACATCCAGGGGCTTCGGGTGGTGGAATACATACCTGACAGCCTGAACCCGCCTATGGCGACTGTGGGGGCCGATACGGTCACCTATCATGGGGCGTTCGGTGCCGGTAACCCGGTGTACCAGTTCACGGTCGCTGTGGTTGTCGCCCGGTCGTCAGAACGGATGGCCCAGAAACGGTTAGACGATTTTTTGTCTTACGACGGGGCGCTGTCTATCCGTGCTGCTCTCGAGGCTGATCCGACGTTGTGTGATACGGTTCAGGCTTGCCAGGTGGTGTCGGGTGGCAACATTACGAACATCAATGTCAGCGATGTCGTCTACCTTTCGGTAGAGTTTGCGGTTGAGGTGTATGCGTGAATCCGAGCCCAATAAAATATAGGATTATCGGGCGTCGAGGTGTCGGCGTTTTTCAGACTGGTCAGGTTGTTGACGGCAACGATTTGGCTGGTGTCAACCTGCAGGCTTTGCTTGATGGTGGGCATATTGCCGTCGAATTCCCGAAGCTGAAGCCGGCCGTGAAGGTCGGAGAAGAGGACTGAAATGGCAAAGCTCGTTTTCAATAACCCGAAGATCACGATCAACAGCGTGGATTTGACGGACCGTATCGCTCAGGTGTCTTTGGACATGACTTTTGCTGAGGTTGAGACCACGGCGTTCGGGAACACTGCGGTGACTCGGGTTGCCGGTTTGGGTGACCATGCGTTTTCGGCTTCGTTCCATCAGGACTTTGCTACCTCTGAAGTTGAGGCGACGATCTACCCGCTGCTTGGGACGACCACTGAGGTGACGATGAAGGCCGTGAACACCACGACCGCCACCGACAATCCTTTGTATACGTTCACGGTCTTGGTGACGCAGTGGGCTCCGGTGTCTGGTGCTGTTGGTGAGCTGTTGACTGCTGACGTTTCGTGGCCTGTTTCGGGTGGGATCACTAAGACGAACGTCTGATTTTTAACGGAGGGAATTTAACATGATCGGTTTATCTGTCGAGGTGGACTGGGCTGGCGAAGTACTTACTTTGCCTATTAGTCCTAGAGCTGCCGTGAACTTTGAGCGTCATTTCGGGATGGCGTTGTCTAAAGCGATCTCTGAGGACGGCAAGTTTGAGCACCTGTACTATTTGGCGTGGGAGTGTGTCCGGCTGTCTGGGCGTGTCGTGAAACCGTTTGATGGTTGGCTTGAGGAAGTGAAATCAGCCAAATTTGTGGTTGATGAGGAGCCCGCCCCTTTAGACGTAACAGGCTGAAGGGTTCGTATATCAGCCTGGTTGCTCAGATCAGCGCCGAGACAGGTATCGGCCCTAACGATCTTTTGGATTGCCCGCCTGAGGTGTTCAATGCGATTGCAGACTACCTAGCGCAGAAGGCGGTGGAGTACAATAAGGCGGCGAAAGGGAAACGCTGATGGCTCAACCGACTGTAGAAATTGAGGGTCTCAACAAACTGCTTCGGGCGTTGGAGAAACTCGACGAGGAGGCTAAGCAGTCGTTTAAGGATGTGGGTGGCCGGGTCGGTCGTCTGGTTGCTGAGCAGGCCCGTGAGGAGGTTCCTGTGCGGTCTGGGGCGTTGCGTGGCTCTATCCGTGCGGCTAACACTGGGCGTGGGGCTAAGGTGCGTGCAGGGTCGAAACGTGTGCCGTATGCGGGTCCGATCCATTTCGGGTGGCGTGACAGGAATATCCAGTCGAACAGGTTTTTGTATCGGGCTGTGGATAAGAAGGTTGATGTTGCTTTGGACATGTATTTGGAAGAGGTCCACAAGATTTGGAATAGGAACGTCTGATGGCCGCTAAAACAGCATCCCTATCGGTCAACATTATTGCTGATGCCGCTAAAGCTAAGGCTGGGTTGCGGGAGGCTGAGACTGCTTTCGGCAAGTTCCGTAACTCTGTCTGCCAGGCTGACGGTGCAATGGGCATATACAAGGCTAGTTCTGGTGCAGCTCTTGATTTTGTGAAATCTAACGCAATGAATTTTGCGACTGCTGCCGGTGCCGCCATTGTTGCGTTTGGGGTTAAGTCGGTTAAAGCGTTTCAGGATTTGGCGTTAGGGGTCAGCAAATTCAGTGATGCCACCGGCATGACGTTGGACAGTGCTTCCCGGTTTATTGAGGTGGCCGGTGATATCGGCATCGAGGCCGGCACGTTGGAGAAGTCTTTGAACTTCATGAACAAGACGATGGGCAACAGCCCTCAGTTGTTCAAAGAGCTTGGCATCCAGATTGAGTACACCAGCGATGGCGCTAAGGACATGTCGGCCACGTTCTTAAATGTGATTGATCGGATCAACGGTATTTCAGATCCGGCTGAGAAGGCTGCTCTTGCTTCTAAGTTGTTGGGTCGTGGCTGGGCTGAGATGGCCGAACTTATTGCTACCGGTTCTGGGTCGTTGAGCAAAAGTTTGGCCGAGGTTTCGGAATCTAAAATTATTACTCCTGAACAGCGGAGGCAGGCACAGGATTTCCGTGCTGCCACTGACGACCTGAAAGATTCGTTTGAGGATTTCACTAAAGAGGTCGGCGGGCAATTAGTCCCAGTTTTGACTGATGCGTTCAACGGGATAAGTGCTTTCATTGAGAAAGCCAAAGAGCTTGGTGAGGTTGATGTTCCTGGCCCGGCCGGTTTGGGTGACTGGTTGACTTTTGCTATTCGTGCACCGCTCGATTTGCCTGGCGCTATTAAAGCGTTGTTGCAGACTGGTGAGGCTGTTGATCAGGTCAATGTTGTGACTGAGGATATGGCTCGGGTTTGGAAGGAGGGCTATCGGGCGATGATTGATGCTAAACCTCCGGCACAAAATTTGACTTCGGAGATTGAGCGTCAAAAGGAGGTGCTTGATCGTGCTCGGGGGGCGTGGGATTTGTTTAAGAACGGGTTGAATATCCGTGCTGAACGGTTGGCTTTGGATGGTGATATTGAGGCTTTCCGTAAAAAGTGGGAAGGGGCGACAGCTCAGGCCAAAGCCAACTCCCGTGAATATCAGGAAGAGCTGTTGCGGTTGCAGGTGCGGGTGGCTGGTTTGGCAACCGAGGTTGCTACCACGGCATCGGCGGCTTCTCGTAACCTGATCAAAATTCTGATTGATACCGGTCAACTCGAGCGGGCTTTGCGATACATCGAAATGTTGAAGGCCGGATATGAGGAGGCCCGCCGTCTCTCCTATCAGAGCATGCAACCCACCCAGCCAGCCGGTCCAGCGCCGGCGCCGGCTCCGAGGCCGTCGGCTCCACCGCCGCCGTCGATGACGCCGCCGAAGTTGACTCCACGGCAGGCCGACCTATTGAACAGGTTTAAGGGGTTGGCGTCGGGGGGTACATTGACGTCTTCGGGGTTGGTGATGGTTGGGGAGAATGGGCCGGAGTTGTTGGGGTTGCCTCGGGGTGCGTCGGTGACTCCTAATATTCCTCAGCGGTTGAATGATGCGGCTGGTGGTGGGATGACGGTTGTGGTGAATGTGCAGGCTGGCCTGGTGTCTAGCCCGGATCAGGTGGGGGCGCAGATTATTGATGCTATCCGGCGTGCCGAACGTCGATCCGGTCAGGTGTTTGCTTCGGTATGAGCGTCCCCGATATTGCTTTGCATTATTACGACGGGACGGGCTATACGTCGTTTAACGCTCCGATCCAGTCGGTCAGTATCAGTCGGGGCCGGTCAAGGCAATTAAACAGGTTTGATGCTGGGTCGGCGGTAATCAATTTCTATATCGGGGACCGGCTGTTGGACCCTTTGAACGTTGGGTCTGCCTACCAGGATCTTATTGTGCCTCGGTTGAGATTGCGTGTGTTGGCTGATTCGGACCCAATTTTTACGGGTCTAGTAACCGACTGGGATGTCAGCTACGAGATAGATCTGAGGGATACGGCGTCGGCTTTGTGCTCCGACGATTTCACTTCCCTGTCAAATTATGTGTTTACTGAGCAGGTTGTGTTTGGTGAAAGTTCTTGCGGTGGACGCATTGATGATGTTCTCACGCATTTTTCGTATCCGGGAACCAAAAACATTGGGACCGGGAACGTCGC